ACCGAACCAGAGGACTTTGATGCGGCTGTAACAGCTTTGCTTGCCAGAACGCTAGAACTTCATCTAAACCGAACAATCAACCTGGAGAACCTTTACAAATGACCCAAGAAGCAGTTATCAGAGCCTTGCAAAATGGCCCACTTACATCCTACCAACTAGAGGATTTAACTGGCATACCAAGATTGTCTATTGCAGCTTGTTGCACCAAGATGCGCTACAAGAAGAAACTAACAATTGGAAAAATTAAGATGGGACGTTCTTGGGTTTCTCAGTACACTTTAGCACCGCACATGATTGAGGCTGAAAAGGTAGAAGAGCCTCGTGATCTGCTAAACCCGTTTGACATCAGAAACGCTAAAGGTATCTTCTCTAAAGCTGAGTATGCTTCTATGAACAACCAAGCTATTCGTTTGTTTGGCAGAAAAACAACAAATGAAATCACAAATAATCAATTTATTTGAAAAAAACATCTTGACACTTCTTTGTTTTGTGTATAATCCAAACCGTCTGAGTGGCATCAGGCGATGAACGGAATAGAGAACCCCATAGATTTCTGTGTGGTCTTGCCTGACAACAGGCGAACTTTTGATTCCGTTCAATCGTTTGTTGTTGCTCTCGCCAAGAGCCAAGACCACAGAGTGATTTATGGGGTTTTTGCTTTTGGGGACTGATTGGATTGCAGACTAAAGTTCGTTGCAAATAAAGTAGGACTCAGAACCTAGCCATAAGAGACTGGACACAGGTAGACCGCTCGTAAGGCCGCCGTAACTGTGTTGAGAGGCTACGGGGGAACTGTCCCAAGCCAAGCCCACATGAGTGACCCGAAAGGGATGCAGGAACGGGCAGACAGGACGCTCTGAGGCGTGTAATCCTGCAAGCTATGCAATCAGTAAGGTATAGCCCAATGTATGTCCCAGACTTGTCTGAAACTAGCATCGGTACTCACTAATCTTGTTAACTCAGGATTAGGTGAGTATTTGCCAATTCGAACCCGACTGAACTGAACTAGCATATATAGGGAAATGTATGAACTACTTGGTTAACCCGAACAAACCTTCCTCTCGTGCTCACATTTGGGATGATGGAGACACCTTCTGCAAGATGTATTTAACTGGTGGCATGAGAAAGAAAAAATACAGGGTTTATCCTGATTCACAGGACAGGGAAATTTGTTTAATGTGTGGGAATGTTTGGAAACAAATACACACATACAAGGATGAACATGGACAACTTTGAGAAGTTTTGGGCAACATGGCCTAAGTCGTTTAGAAAAGGCGGTAAGTCTGCCTGCAGAGTGAAATGGAAGAAGTTTTACTGTGAAACCTGTGCAGACCAGATCATTAAACACATAGAGTGGATGAAAACAACCGATGCTTGGAGAAAAGACGATGGTGCTTTCATTCCCGCACCTTTGGTCTACTTGAACCAACAGAGATGGGATGGGGCTGAGATTCCTGAATCCTTCGGGATCAAAGTTGAAGTGCAAATTGATCCTGCCCTAGCCAAGATTGAAGCCGACAATAAAAAAGCCACCCCTATGCCTGAACACATCCGAGCAAGATTAGCGGAGTTGCGTAAATGATCCACTATCACGGCTTACCAATAACTCCTGCAACAGTAGCAGTCAAAGCAATAGAAGGTGGTCATGCGTTTGTTTCGTTTGCTCATTCTGACCAACTTGCATCAGCTATCGAGGTCTGTCAGTCCTTCGCCATAGACAATGGAGCATTCTCTGCTTGGAGACAAGGCAAACCAATTACTGATTGGCAGCCTTTCTACGATTGGTCACTAGACCTTAAAAAAGTCCCTTCTTGCGACTTTGCCGTCATTCCCGATGTAATTGATGGAAACGAGGCAGACAACGATGACCTGCTGAAAGACTGCCCATTACCTAAGTGGTTTGGCGCACCAGTTTGGCATATGCACGAATCCCTTGAGAGACTTGAACAACTGGCAAACACCTATGTTCGGGTCTGCATTGGCAGTTCTGGAGAGTTTTCTACAGTAGGAACATCTCTTTGGTGGGTCAAGATGAGCCAGGCAATGAGGGTTATTTGTGATGACATGGGAAGACCTGCTTGCAAACTGCATGGTTTGAGGATGCTAGATCCTGCAATCTTTACCAAACTACCATTTTCATCAGCAGATAGCACCAATATTGGCAGGAATGTAGGGATTGATGTGCATTGGAAGCATGGCAATTATTTGCCGCCAACCAAGGAAGCAAGAGCGCAAATCATGCGTTCTAGGATCGAGGCATTCAATGCCCCATCTCAATGGAATTTTTATCAACCAATGGAGCAGGAAACACTTTTATGAACAAATACACAACTAAGTTTATTGCGTTATGCCCAATAAACAACAAACAAATAGTTTATCAATTGGAAATCAAACATTCTGAACAAATAATGGTTGAGAAAATAATAGAGGAAGTTGGCAAATACACATCGGCATTCCATGAGCGAATAGCAGATGAATTATTTGTTTTGTTTGGTGGTGAGCAAACTTTGACTGCCAATCATCATGGCGTTGTTATTCAAACAGAAAGAAAATTATGATCTTTGCTTTAATTGCTTATGCCGTGGCAATGATTGCCGCAAACCTTTTGGTGGCGACATTCGGCCCATCAGTAACCGCAATAAATGCTTTTCTACTGATTGGACTTGATTTGACTTTGAGGGATTGGCTTCATTTCAGGCTTAAAACTTGGCAAATGGGTGGCTTGATTATCGGAACTGGCTTAATCACTTATGGTTTAAACCCTGCTTCAGGAATGATTGCAGTAGCTTCTGCGGTGTCTTTCTTGGCGGCATCCATAGTTGATTGGGCAATTTTTGTAAAAACCACAGGCTCATGGATTAAACGGGCAAATGTTTCAAATACTGCTGGCGCTGCCGTAGATTCGTTATTGTTCCCAACCATTGCATTTGGTGTTTTGATGCCTGAAATTGTGGCACTTCAGTTTGTTGCCAAGGTTGCTGGTGGTGCAGTTTGGTCTTATGTCTTAGAAAAGAAACTAAAGCATGAACTACTTTGACGCTATGAAACTTTTGGACAAAGTAAAAGAGGGCGTACCTTACCCGCTTCATCTGATAAATCAAGCCCTAGAGCTTACTGGTGACTTGGACTAGGGTATCTACCTATGGCATACAGTAGAAAAAACATCTCTAATGCAGGAGACAGAGTTGTTTTAGAGAAAGCCGAAGCAAGGGAAATATACCGAACTTGGCAATCAAACAGAGATAACGATTTTGTTCGTGCCAGGCTTGAGCGTTGCGAAAAGGTCTATGGATCAGGCGCAAGAGATCGGGTCAGGTTTTATATGCGTCAAATGAAAGAAGGACAAATTGAATGAGTTGGCTTTATTCGCAGGTGCTGGTGGAGGAATACTTGGAGGACACCTCCTTGGATGGAGAACAGTCTGTGCCGTCGAGTGGGAGCAGTACCCCGCAAGCGTACTGTGCGCCCGACAAAATGACGGGCTTCTCCCGCCTTTCCCGATTTGGGATGACGTACAAACCTTTAGAGGAGAACCTTGGAGAGGAATTGTTGATGTCATATCTGGCGGCTTTCCATGCACCGACATTTCCGCAGCAGGAAAAGGAGCAGGAATCGATGGAGAAGCCTCTGGAATGTGGCGAGAAATGGCGAGGATCATTCACGAAGTACGACCCAGATACGTCTTCGTGGAAAACTCACCAATGCTCACTTCTCGAGGGCTTGGACGAGTTCTTGGGGACTTGGCCTCAGTGGGGTTTGATGCAAGATGGGGAGTGTTGGGAGCTGACTTTGCAGGATTTGACCATAAGCGAAACAGAATCTGGATTGTTGCCAACAGTACTGGCAACCGACTGGAAGGGCGGTACAACAGCATCTCGCCCCGACAATGGAAAACTAAGATTGGATCAGTGGCGGGACTATGTAAAGCTAAAACACGGGTTAACTTACCCTCACCCGACTCATTCGGAACTGCGAATGGGATGGCCTCAAGGGTGGACAGAATTAAAGCCCTCGGAAATGGACAAGTCCCCTTGTGTGCAGCTACCGCATGGAGAATCCTGAAATGACGTTTATGGTCACTTTCAAAGTAGACGCTAACCCCGTTGGCAAACAAAGGGCTAGATACGTCAAGAGGGGAAACTTTGTGCAAACTTACACCCCTGAGAAAACTAGAGCCTATGAAACCTTAATCAAGGATTCTGCAATCGAAGCAATGGGAAGCTCAGAACCATTAGAAACCCCTGTGAGCCTTTATCTTTACATTCGAGTGCCAATCCCTGCATCGGCAACCAAAAAGAGACTACAAGCCATTGAAAACGGGTCAGAGAAGCCAACAAAGAAGCCTGACGCAAGTAACATCCTAAAAAGCGTAGAAGATGGCATGAACGGGGTTGTTTACCATGACGATTCGCAGATCATCAATCTACACGTTACCAAGGTGTTTTCAAGTCTGCCAGGTGTTGATATTTGCGTTAAGGAATGCCTAGACTAAGGGTAAGTCCTAATAGAAAAACAGAAAATCGTTGATAACATTTAATTTTTAACAAGGGTGAATATTATGAACACATGGGAATTTGACACAACAGTTGGAGCAGGTAGCGAAGTCGTAACAGTAGTCTACGAGTACGAGCAAGACCTTGACACAACCTTTAATGAGTCTGTGCGGGAGGTGTGGTTCGAGGGGCGTAATTGCATCGGGTTGCTAAGTGACGAGGCTTTTAAAGAACTAGAGTGCGAAGCTGCAATGCGGTTTCAGCATCACAAACTCAACTATAAGTTGGAGGATGTATGACCATAGAAGGCATTATCCGCATGGCAAAAGAGGCAGGGTTTGCTGATGAAGAAATTGATGTCTGTCAACAGATATTGATACACTTTGCCAAACTGGTAGCAGAGCATGAACGCAATGAAATAATCCAAATTTTGGAAGATTCAACTGGTTACGTTCAAATGGATTTGATTAGGGAAAGAACATGAAAACCTATGAAGATGATGAATTTGAGCGCATAGAGCATGAAAACCAAATGCGAGGGCAGCCATATCACTTTGAGGTTTTTGTGTCTCCATCCCAAAGAAATCAAGTTTTGGAGGAAGTGGCAAAGGAATTCGACAAGATGCCCTTTGGTGACACTGCTTCAAGTTTTGCCATATTCGTGCGAAACATGAAGGTTTGTCCTCCGTGTTATGGAAACTGCAGCCAAGGCAGAAATTGCCCAGCGAGGAACACTTGTTTAGTTCACATGGATGCGACAAGGGAAAAAATATGACCAAAGACGAAATTTACAAAATGGCACAAAAGGCTAATTTGCCAGCTTGTCACATAACGCACCCCAAAGCACTTGAGCGCTTCGCTATCCTAGTTGCAAAACAACAGAGAGATGAAGACGCAAAACTGGTGGAAAGCATGACCCTAGAATGGCCCGATCAACCAGAATTTGCCCAAGTAGAGAGAACAACTATAAAAGATTGCGCCTTAATTATCCGACAAAGGGTCGTTACCTATGATTGAACAAAAGAAAGACGCACCAGGCAACCCTCCTTACTGGGTGTGCACTAACTGCAAATGGGCTTTTCAGGCTTTGCAAGAGGCTAACGAGCATGGTAGAAGATGCGGGAGAGATGAACCAGCCCCAACTTATCGGCACTATGAAGGGTTTATCAAATGAACGAGCCTACACTTGCGATAGAGTTCATCATAAAAACAGCACCACTCTATGCCAAGGCTAAGTCTGATCGTATGTTCCTTGAGGAATTCAGACGATCAAAACACGCACAACTCAAGAGCCTTGCAAAAACTGAAGTACTGGGAAAGCAGGACACATTCGCTTATGCACATCCTGAATATGTAGAGATACTTGAAGGAATCAGGGCAGCCGTGGAAATAGAGGAACGTTATCGCTGGCTAATGACAGCCGCCCAAGCTAAGGTTGAGTGCTGGAGAACCGCCCAGTATAGTGCTCGCATGGAAATGAAGGCCACAACTTGAACAACAAACTAAGCGCAAAAGAACGTGCGCACATCGGGCGTGTGAAGCTCTTAAGTTGCTCAGTATGTGGTCAACATGGGCCAAGTGATGCACATCACATAGAGCAAAAACTACAATATTGCGTGATCGCTTTGTGCAGGGATTGTCACAATAGCTGGCATGGAACAAAAGCGCTTTGGAGGGTTTACAAGATGGATGAATTGGACGCCTTGAATAACACAATAGAAAACCTAGTCAATCAAGGGCTTGGAAATAGCTCTAAAACCGATTTAAACGACTTTTGAGCGTGTTTTGTGCTGGTGGACAATGTAGCACTAGGGTTTTGCGGTTTTTGGCTTATTTCAGGCAAAAGAAAAAGCCACTTTTTAGGGTGGCTTTGTGGGTTTAACGCTTTCCTGAGAGAATTCTCAGAACTAGGGCAATGCAGGCATATATCATTCAATCACCATATATGCAGTGATCTTGATCTTCTATTTCATGCTGGATAAAGTTTGCAGCACTGATCGCTTCATCTTCGCTAAAAAGCCAGATAACGTCAATTCTAAGGTCATCAGCAGTAGCTTGTGCCGCTTCGTGATCTCCATGATCGCCTAGATTGCACATTAACCCGTCATTGTTTAAAGCAAAGTAGATCATGCTATTTCATCCTCATAAATGCCTTGTGTCAGTTCCTGAGCGATAAACTCAGCACAAAACCATAAAACAGCATTCGCAAAACTCTGAAAATGACCTAGTTCTTTGGTCACATAATCGGGATATTCGCCCACTTGTTCACGATAATCTTCTAAGATTTCATGCAATTCAGTGGAAAACCGCTTGTAAATTGCTTCTGTTTCCGTGTAATAGATCATTCCCGAAACCCCGCCAGTGCATCCATGATTCGCCATGTCAGCAAGTGAGTTTTGATCGTAATTATCTTCAAGCCATTGTGTAAAATCGTTTTTCATGTTAAACGCCTATAAAAACCCTGCGAATTGCAGGCCACAAAACCCTCATAAAAGGGCTTTGCAGTCTGAAATTAAGCGGCTTTTTGTTGTACTTGCATAAAATCAGGGTTTAGACCTTGATAAATGCCTGGATCATTTCGCATGGGCATCACCACTACTAAGGCATCATTTGCGCCATTGTGGATAACTCCAGAATCATTGCCCCTTTGCAATAGTGGAAACACTTTCCCCTTTTTTGTACCATAGTACATTGCCAGAGCTTCATTGCCTCTGACAATCAAATCAGGGTCAAAATAACTGATTTTCAATTCTGAAAAGGCATCACGGGCAGGAACAACACGGGAAATGTCAGGGTAACGTGCGTCAATGGCCTGAAAACGGGCATTTCCAAGCAAATAATAGTCCTTTGCGCCGCCATCTATCGTTTCCAGATCAATAACTTCTGATTTTTTATCAATGGCCTTGATAGTGTCAGATGGAATGATGATCTGAAACCCGTATTGTGCTGGCGCATCTTGAACCACAATGGGACATTGACCCGCAAATAAAACATGGCCATCAGTACCATAAACCATTGCAATGTCAGGCCCATTGATTGAAATGCAAACCCCTTGCAAATAGTAGCGAAGGTCTTTTTTAGCAGCGCAAATGAGGGCAGCACGTAAAACTGAAGTTTTGAGGGTAATTTTCATGTGAACACCTATTTAAAAAGTTGAAAACCTAGGGAATTCCTAGGCCATTGACCCCTAGATCAAGGGTCAACAGTCTAAGAATTAGCCAAGTGACAAGCCAGAAACCCGATAGCAATTACCATTGGCAATTTCAATGTCAACAGTACCAAAGGGGTGAACGGCCAAAATTTTGCCCTCAACGATACGGCCAAAAATAGAAGTTTTAATCGTTTTGCCAATGTGATGCTGTTGGCGTTTAGCATGAACGATAGCGTGAAGTTTTACTAATTTTTGTGACATTGTGAACACCTATAAAAGAAAAAGAAAAGAATTATTTGACCAAAACGTCAAAATAAGCCAGTAACCCTATGCAAAGCATGAGGCCAACAGCAACAGCGGAGAGAATGTCTAAAATTGTGTTTTTCATGGTTTGCCCCTTAAATTATTTCAACATGAGGGTTTCCCGATTGACGGGTTTTCCATGCGTCTAATTCATCGAATGTCTCAAAAACCCAAAAAGAACCCATGAAACCATTACAAGCATAGGCAACGGGTTTTGCCCCTTGTTTTTTGGCCTTGGAAACAGCTTGTAACCCTGATTTGCATTTAATAAAAGAGTAGATCATTCTGTCACCCCTTCGATTGCTGGTGAGCTGGTGCAAATACACGCAACACGCTGGAATTTTGGTGCTCCGTCTAATGTGCAAACAATGACATTACGGCCCGTGTGTGTGTAGCTCTCAACACGCATCGATTGTCCGTGCACTTGGATAATTTGGCCTATTGTGTATTGACCTTTAGGGATAAAAGCAAATTTCATGATGTAACACCTATTTTTTGCACTTTCCGATTGAAAGTAGAGTAATTATCGGGTTAGAAAAGAAAAAAACCATAGGTGTTTTCCCTTAGATGATAGAATTATTTAAATTATTTTATGGGTAGATCATGGGTAGACCTTCAAACCCTTCAACAAAGTATTTCCAGCGAACACTGACAAACCCTCAGAGAATGATTCTATTGGCAGCTGGCAAGGGTAATTTGTGCCGTGGATTTGAGAACGTATTAGACCTATACAGTGAAGCTCACAATCAGGGGTTTAGACCAGGCGATGATCTGAGTATTTTAAATATAGGTCGGGAAACAACAAACAACCCCAACTTAGATCAATCTATAGTAGGTAAGGTAAGGGAAACATAAAGGAACAGATAAGGGAACGCAATGCCAAACAGAATTAAGGTAACCCTAAAAAGGTGCATCGCCTACTCTCTCACTTAGTTATAAAACATAACCATATTGCAAATAAGAACTATTCGCATTTAGACATAAGGGTAAACCCTATGACTGTATGTGTAGCCAGTACTGTATAAAAAGACATGAGGGTAAACCCTAGGTGTAGAGAATGTATGGGGGGGAGGGGGTGGTGTGGTGTGTAAGAAATTGATGGAGCCTCCTCTATACCGAAAAAAGGAAAAGGAACAAAATGGAAACAACACTAAAGCGTGGAAGAGGAAGACCAAAGGGTTCGGTGAAGATGACGATACAGAGGTTTGCTGATAACCCGCCTGCTGTATTGCCTAAGACAGACCATCAACGCCTTAAGGAACTCAAAGAACTAATGATACGTTCCGGAGGCAAGGATGTTGCTCAAAAGGTGATAGAGATTGCTTTGAATGACGAGCATCCTGGTCAAATGGCGGCTTTGAAGATGTGTATTGACAGGACATTGCCTATCTCGATGTTTGAGAAGGATAAGAGTCAAAGGTCTGCTGTGACGATTAACATTACAGGGTTAGGTGAGCCGACAATCATTGATACAAATCCTGCTGAAGATGTGGAGGCTAAATATGGTTAATTGGATTCTTACTGTAAACAGACCTGAGTACTGTGAAACAAAAGAGTTATTAGTTCCGAAAGACAAGTTAACTGAGTTATTGACAAACCTATTAGAGAGTGATGATTGGTCTATTAGTGCTTCAATAACCATTAAACCTACAGATATGGAGTACTTTGATGGCAGACCTGAACTTTAGTCTTTTACCCTGGCAACAACAAGTCTTTGCCGACAAAACGAGGTTTAAGGTAGTGGCTGCTGGGCGTAGGTGCGGTAAGTCTAGGATGGCGGCTGTTACCCTACTGATTGAAGGACTCAAGTGTCCACAAGGCTCTGCGGTTCTCTACGTTAGTCCTACTATGGGACAGTCAAGACAGATTATCTGGGACTTATTGCTAGACCTTGGCAGAGAGGTTATTCAGTCCTCCCACGTTAACAACCTAGACATTACCCTGATAAACGGAGCTAGGATATACGTCCGTGGTGCTGACAGACCCGATACTCTTCGTGGAGTCTCTCTAACCTATGCCGTTCTCGATGAGGTTGCCGACATCAAACCCGAAGCATGGGAACAGGTCATTCGAGCCAGTTTGTCTGATAAACGGGGGAGAGCACTCTTCATCGGAACTCCGAAGGGCAGAAACTGGTTCTACGACACCTTTAAGTTGGGTGAGTCAGAGGATGATCCTGATTGGAAGAGTTGGCACTTCACCACTGCTGATAACCCTTTGATTGACCAAGCAGAGATAGATACCGCTAAGAAGACCCTGAGTACCTTTGCTTTTAAACAGGAGTACATGGCTTCGTTTACCAACGCTGGCTCTGACATCTTCAAGGAAGAGTGGATCAAATACGGGGTTAAGCCTGAACACGGAAGCTATTACATCGCTGTTGACCTTGCAGGATTTGAGGAAGTTGCCAAACAAGCGGCTAATTCTAAGAAGCGTCTGGATGAGTCTGCTATTTCAATCGTGAAGGTCACAGACGATGGGAAGTGGTTTGTTGAGAAGATTGAACACGGAAGATGGGACATCCGTGAGACGGCTTCTAAGATTCTGATAGCCATTAGGGACTACCGACCCCTTAGTGTAGGGATAGAGAGGGGGGCACTCAAGAACGCTGTTTTGCCCTATCTGAGCGACCTTATGCGAAAGAACAACACCTATGCCCATATCGTAGATTTGACCCACGGAAATAGAAAAAAAGCGGATCGAATCATCTGGGCTTTACAAGGTAGGTTCGAGCATGGCAGAATTGTGTTAAATTCGGAAGAAGATTGGGATGAGTTCGTAGACCAGTTAATCCTGTTCCCCGCACAAGGGGTTCACGATGACTTGCCTGACTCCCTTAGTTACATTGACCAACTTGCTGTCACTTCGTATATGGAAGAAGATGACTCCGAGGAGTGGGAACCGATAGATATTATTTCAGGGGTATAAGAATGGAATTCCAAGAACCTAGCGACTCAGATAAGGAACTGGTTTCCTTCGTTGTAGACCATTGTGATCGCTGGAGAGACTATCGGGACACAAACTACCTTGATGATTGGCTTGAATACGAGCGTATCTTCAATGGTGAATGGGATTCCCAAGACAAGACCCGTGAATCTGAACGCTCAAGAATCGTCACTCCCGCTACCCAACAAGCCGTAGAGACACGCCATGCCGAGATCATGGAAGCCATCTTTGGTCAGGGTGAGTTCTTTGACATTCAAGACGATATTCGTGATGTCAATGGTAGCCCCCTAGACGTTGAAGCTATCAAAGCACAACTGATGGAAGACTTCAAGGTTGATAAGATTCGCAAATCTATTGACCAAATTGAGTTGTTGGCTGAACTTTATGGCACTGGAATCGGTGAAATTGTTGTCAAAACAGAGAAAATCTTTGTTCCGAGCACTCAAGCAATCCCTGGTCAAATCGGTCAAGCAGCCATCGGTGTGGTAGAAAAAGACCGAATTGCCGTCAAGATTGTTCCTGTAAATCCCCGTAACTTCCTGTTTGACCCTAATGGAACGTCTATTGATGATTGTATGGGTGTGGCTATTGAGAAATATGTCTCCATCCACAAGATCGTTAAAGGTCAAGAAGATGGCATTTATCGCAAGGTAAAGGTCGGTACGGACTCTATGGACACAGACTTAGAGCCTACCCAAGAGATTACTCAGTACGAAGATGACAAGGTTAAGCTCCTAACTTACTACGGACTCGTTCCCCGTGAGTATCTTGATGAGATCGAAGATGGAGCAGAAGTAGAGGATTTATTCCCTGAAGACTCTATTCAAGATGAGTATTCCGATCTGGTTGAAGCAATTATCGTGATTGCCAATGATGGTGTTCTTCTCAAAGCAGAAAAGAACCCATACATGATGAAAGACCGCCCAATCCTAGCCTATCAGGACGACACAGTTCCTAATCGCTTATTGGGTCGTGGTACTGTAGAGAAGGCTTACA